GTTCTTTGGGGTGGCAAATGGAAACGACGAAAGCACAGATAAAGTCTACTACGTTGAAGCCTATATCCGCATCGACAAAGATGGCGACGGTATCGCCGAATTGCATAAAGTCTGCACAGTCGGCAATGGTGGTTACATCGTCCATCAAGAAATAGTGACAGAGATCCCGTTTGCGTTGCTGTCACCTGATCCGACACCACACACGATCTTCGGTAAATCTATTGCCGATCAAACAATGGACCTGCAACTGATTAAGTCAAGCATCATGCGTAATACGCTTGACTCGCTTGCCCAGTCCATTCGCCCGCGCACTCTTGCAGTTGAGGGTCAAGTCAACATGGATGACTTGCTCAACAACGAAATCGGCGCAGTGATCCGTGCTCGTAACCCCGGCGCAGTTGTGCCATTTTCGACACCATTTGTTGGTGCTCCTGCTCTCGGTGTCATGGGCTATGTTGACGAGATCAAGACGCAGAGAACAGGTATCTCGCGTGCGTCACAGGGCCTTGATGCAGAAGCACTTCAGTCCACGACACGGGCAGCTGTGCAGGCACAGTTGTCGTCTTCGCAAGAGCGCATCGAGATGATCGCTCGTCTCTTCGCTGACGGTATCAAGCGTTGCTTTAAGGGCTTGCTGCATCTCGTTATTCAGCATCAGGATAAGCCAAAGATCATCCGTCTGCGTAACAAGTTTGTCCCGATTGATCCGCGCGGCTGGAATGCCGATATGGATATGATCGTGAACATTGCTCTTGGCCGCGGCTCGGATGAGCAACGCATGATGTTCTTGCAACAGATCGCCGCAAAGCAAGAGCAGATTCTTCAGCAGTATGGACCGAACAACCCGATGGTCTCAATCCAACAGTATGTCTCGACCCTTAACCAGATCACTCAGCTCGCAGGGTTCCAGAACCCGGCACAGTTCTACTCAGAGCCGTCGCCAGAGCAGGTTCAGCAATTCATGCAGTCTATGGCTCCTGAGAAGAAGCAAGACCCGGCAGAGATGCTTGCACAGGTTGAGGCAGAGAAGACCCGTGCCGACATCCTTATCGCGGCAGCGAAACAGGAGCTTGAGACCAAGAAGGCACAGGCAGACGCTGACCTGAAGCGCGATCAGCTCATCGCCGATGTGATGCTCCGTGCTGCCGAGATTCAGGCGAAGTATGGCGCGCAGGTCGATGTGGCTTCGATTAACGCCGAGGTGAACCGTCAACGTGCTGAGATCGAGGCGATGTTCTCGCTTCAGTCACAGCGCGAGCAGGCGATGATGCAGACGCAGGTGCCGCAACCTGCACCGATGATGCCGCCACAGGGGATGATGTATGGTTGAGGAAGTAGATCTTCATCGAGCAGCACAGGCACTCAAGAACAGCATCGCGACGAAGGCGCTCTTTGAAGCGTTGAAGAAAAACTACACAGATATGTGGATGTCGTCAGACCCAGACGACTCTGAGGCAAGGGATGAGGCGTATCTGATGATACGTGCCATCGCGGATCTACAGGGGCAGATAGAGACACTCGCTTCTGCTCCAGATGTAGTCGCGTTTAACCGCCGCTTGAAGCGGCTCTAATTTGGGAGTATTTACATGAGCAATTCAGCCGAGCAGTCGCAGACCCGCGAAATCGGCGTATCAGAAGCTGCAACTCGTATGGCAGCGTTACTGGGAGGCGAACCGCCGAAACCCACAACGCAACCGGAGCCAGCTCCTGCCGAGGCTACAGAGGCCGAGGCGACGGCGGAAGAGGTCAATGAGACCCCAGTGCAAGAAGATGGTCCCGCTTATGCGGCTGACGGCACTGAGGAGACCACAGAAGTCGTGGACCAAGAAGGTGGCTCTGAGGAGTCTCTGACACCGGAATCTCTCGTAACCGTCAAGATTGACGGACAGACGCAGCAGATACCGCTGAAAGAAGCTCTCGAAGGCTATCAACGCCAGTCCGATTATTCGCGTAGGATGAACGAACTCCGTCAGGAGAAAGTTTCATTCGAGCAAGAAGCAGAGGCGGTAAGAACGGAGCGCGAGCAATACGCAACCCTGATTAACGCTCTTGATGCACAGCTTAAAGAACTGATGCCAAAAGAGCCAGATTGGGAACGACTGCATCGCGAAGACCCTTTGAACTTTCCTCTGGTCGAAAAGCAATGGAGAGACTACCAGTCTCGATTAGCCGCGACGCAAGCCGAAAAGGAACGTCTCAGCTATCTAACGCAGAAAGAAGAGCAAGATCGGCTGAAGTCCATCGTGGAGCAAGGTCGCCAGTATTTGGTGAAGCAGGTTCCAGAATGGGGTGATGCTAACAAGTGGAACGAGGCTCGTTCTCGCCTTATGAGTTACGGCAAGAATGTCGGATATTCAGAAGATGAGTTGGCTCAGGCTTATGACCCTCGCGCTATTCTTGTTCTCGAAAAGGCTAGAAAGTACGACGAGTTGATGACGAAGAGACCACAACCTGACAAGAAGGAAGGTCCACGGCCATTGAAGTCGGGAACGCCTACATCTGCACCAAAGCAACAGACTGAAGTAGCTCGCGCGAAAATGCGTCTCAGTAAAACTGGTAGCGTCGATGACGCTGCTAAACTCTTTGGTCTAATGGAAAGCAGGAGACGATAATGGCTTCCGTAAGTAAAGTACAAACCTATCAAGCTGTAAACGAACAGCGCGAAGACCTCTCGAATATCATCTATGACATCAGCCCGACCTCGACCCCGTTCATGTCGAACGTTGGCCGTGACACGGCAGACAACACATATTTCGAGTGGCAAACGGACTCGCTCGCCCAAGCAAACGGTAGTAATGCATTAGTGGAAGGCGCAGATGCCGGTAACACGGACTTCACCGACACGAACCGCGTTGCGAACTACACGCAGATCAGCGGCAAGGTCGTTGCAGTTTCTGGCACGGCTCAGTCAGTCAACATGGCTGGTATGCGTACTCTCTTGGCTTACAACCAAGCCAAGGCTGCAAAAGAACTCAAGCGCGACATGGAAAAGATTCTCCTGTCGAACCAAGCTGCTTCAGCTGGTAACAGCTCAACAGCTCGTTACACCGCTGGTGCTCCTGCTTGGTTGATCACGAACTCTGTTGCGAACGGTGCAACCGCTCCGACGCTTTCGTCTTCACCGAACGGCTACCCGAACGCTGCTTGGACGAACCTCTCGACCTCGACAGATGTTGCTTTCACCGAAACCATGCTCAAGACGGCAATTCAGAACGTCTGGTCACAGGGCGGCGAAGCAAAGATCCTTATGACGGGTCCGTACAACAAGACCGTTGCATCTGGCTTTGCAGGTATCGCTCAACAGCGCATCACCTACAATCAGGTTCAACCTGCTGGCATCATCGCGACGGCTGATGTTTACTTGAGCGATTTCGGCGAGGTGTCGATGGTGCCAAATCGGTTTGCCGATGAACGTTTCGCACTCGTCCTCGATCCAGAATACGCATCTGTTGCGTATCTCCGTCCGTTCGAGACAATCGACATCGCCCAGACCGGCGACTCGATGAAGAAAGAACTCGTCGTTGAGTACGGCTTGCGCATGAAGGCTGAAAAAGCCCATGCTGCTATCGCAAACCTCACGACTTCGGCCTGATAATAGAGAGGGGCGGTACGCCGCCCCTCTTTTTCTTTGGGGAGCACTATGAGCGGTAAAGATTACGCACCTGGCGAGTTCACACTTGGTTATGACGGGTTCACTGGAACTCTCACCAAGATGAAGATTGAGCATGATGGTACAATGCACCTGATTGACTCGACCGACATCGCTGACGTGGCAAAGTTTAACGAGGAAGAGCGCAACGGTGTTTCACGGACAACCAGATCTGGAGACATGGTTCGTGTGGCTCGTCTGCCCATGCTCGTTTTGTTGCAGCTTAAAGAACGTGGTATTCTGCATGACAAGAATGCTATGAAGCGGTGGCTTTCCACTGATGAAGCGCGGCCATACCGGACGCATCACTTTACGAGTTGACGATGACGATCACCAGTTACGCCACACTCCAGTCAGAAATTGCGTCATGGCTTAACCGCGATGACTTGACCTCGATTATCCCGACATTTATCCAGTTCGTCGAAGCTGATGTGAACAGCCGTTTACGCCATCAGAAGATGGTTGTACGCGCCACAGCAACGAGCGACCAAGAATTTGTACAGTTGCCCGCAGACTGGCTTGAGGCAATCAATATCCATATCGTTGGCGGTCGTCAGCCGATGCGTTTCGTGACGCTTGATGAGGCAGACCGGATCAACAAGCAGCAGATCATCACGCAGCCGTCATTTTACTCCATCATGGACGAGTCGCTTGAAATCGTACCGGCACCGGGATCGAACATCGAGATCGAGATGATCTATTACGGTAAGATTCCCGCTTTGAGTAGCCAGAACACCTCAAACTGGTTATTGGTCAAGGCTCCTGACCTATATCTTTATGGTTCACTCGTACACGCAGCACCGTACCTCTTGGACGATCCGCGTGTCGGGTTATTCGCGAATATGTATAATTCGCGTCTTGATGCGCTCGCTTTGGAGACAGACAAAGCGCAACATAGTGGTGGCCCGCTAATCGCTCGAACGCGAATCGCTTACGGATAAGGAGACTGCAATGGCAGGTTTTACGAACTACACTGAGAACCTTGTTCTAAATTGGGTTTTCACCACGAACTCAGCAACTCGTCCTACAGCGTGGTATGTTGCGCTTTACACAGTCGCTCCAGGCGAAAGCGGTGGCGGTACTGAGTGTAGTGGTACGTCGTATGCTCGCCAGTCTGCCGCGTTTACTGTTACCGGTACAGCGCCGACAACTGCTTCGAACTCTGCCGCAATCGAGTTCCCGACAGCCGGTGGCTCATGGGGTACCATTGTTGCGGCAGCGATTCTCGATGCTTCGTCAAGCGGTAACATGATTGCTTTCGCTGATCTGACGACCTCGAAGGTTATCGACACCGGCGACGTTCTTCGCTTCAACACAGGCGCTTTGACCATCACCTTGGACTAATAGATGTCGCGTGACTATGGACTCTCAGACTATGGCGTAGGGGTCTATAGTGACGATCTCGTCAATGGGCGAGACTATGGCCTGTATGACTATGGGCTAGGGGTTTACGGTCAGGTAAGCGTATCAGACGCAGTTGCAACCATTGCTGTGCAGAGTAACGCAACAGCGACAGTTGTGCGTATCGTCGATGCTACGCTTACAGTTATATCCGTCTCGTCGTCAGGCGCAGCGGCAGCAGATACCGAAATCGCGTACTGTGATATTGCTGCGACAAGTGATGCGGCTTCTTCTGCGCAAGGGGTAAGAGAAGTCAGTGCAACTATTGCAGCGACAAGCAATTCTGCTGCGACTGCATACGCGATCAGAGGAGCTTCTGCTGCTATCGCTTGCCAGTCTGACGCGACGGCTGACGGGTATACGGTGCAGCTTGCAGAGGCTATCGGGACAAGCGAAAGCGATGGTGTATTTACACCGACGCGTATCACTACAAGTGCCGCTGCTAGCGCTTCCCAATCTGGGACGACTGCGAACGCAACAGTTACATGGAATGCCCTTCTCGACATCGTTGCTACTTCGACGGCAACAGCGCAGGCGCAGGCAATACTTGTCGGTGTAGCTACCGCATCTGCGTCGTCAGGTATGACGGCGAACGGACGCTATCTCTGGGAAGTTGAAACGGTCGAGCCAGAGACGTGGCAAACGCAAGAAAATGTGATAGAGGTATGGTCAGCGCAAAGCGTTAACGCCGAGTCATGGAGCAATGTTGTAGTCCCGTCAGAGACATGGACACCTCAGACCGTATCTAGCGAGACTTGGACAGTTAACTAGGAGGCCGTAATGGCAGATTCATATACCACGAACCTTAACCTGACTAAGCCCGAAGTTGGCGCGTCTCGCGACACTTGGGGTACAAAGACAAACAGCGACTGGGACATCGTTGATGGTCTCTTTAACGCAGCCGGGAATGGCACGTCAGTCGGTCTGAATGTTGGCGCGGGTAAAACCCTTACAGTTGCAGGAACGCTTACAGTTACTGGCTCTGCTGCTCTCGGCACACCTTCGTCTGTGACGCTGACGAACGCAACCGGGTTGCCGATCTCGACTGGTGTTTCTGGTCTCGGTTCCGGTGTAGCTACATTCTTGGCGACACCATCAAGCGCAAATCTTGCCTCTGCCGTGACAGATGAGACCGGCTCTGGCGCTCTTGTGTTTGGCACGTCGCCTACGCTTTCTGGTCCGACTGTCAGCGGTACAGCGACATTCAGCGGAACGATGTCTGCCACTGGTAACGCCTACATGGCAATCGACGCACTGACAGATGCCTCGACAATCGCGGTTGATATGTCGGTCGGTAACAACTTCTCGGTAACGCTTGGCGGAAACAGGACGCTCGGCAACCCGACGAACTTAACCGCTGGTCAGTCTGGTGTGATCTTCATCACTCAGGATGGCACAGGCTCACGGACGCTGGCCTACTCGTCCTATTGGGATTTCCCTGCGGCTACGGCTCCGACACTTACAACGACTGCCAATG